GTATTGTATTTGTTATAAGCTATAATGTCTTCACCAACGTTAAACTGATAAGCATTGTACTGCTTGATGTTATTGCCGATGTTCATGCTATAGCTTTCAACTCCGCCATAGTATCCGCAGGCAGAAATGTCTTTACCGACTGAATATGTGTAACCGCCTTTAATATGAAGATTGTTACCAATACCAGCAAAATTGCCAATCAGTGGATTACCACTTGCTGAGTTATCATTACCAATGATAATGCCACCACTGATGTTAGTACCCCAGTTGTTATTACCAACACAAGTAAGATCAAAAACAGAATTAAAGAATGAATTCTTGTTACCAGCAAAAATGCTTTCTTTAACTGTATTATGAATATTGTTGTCATCGCCATTGACGTATGTATGATTTACAGTATTGTTTACGGTGTTTCCACTACCAGCTACGAATGAATATTCAGCAACATAATCTACTTCATTATCGTCGCCATTTACATATGAATGCTTAACAGTCTGCTGAATGTTGTTTCTTTCACCAAAAATGGCAGTATCAACAACATTATTAGTTAGATAGTTATTTCCGCCAACAACGATATCACGTGAAATGTTGTTGCTGATGTCATTCGTAGGTCCCATGAACAAGCTGTATGAAAGATAGCCAGGATATCCGTTAAAATTACAGTTATCACCAAGGATACCAACGTATGCAAGACCTTCAGCACTTGTGCTTCCGCCCATTAACAAACTATGACTTATGCTAGCATTCTTACCATCATAAACGTTTCCATAACCGCCTGCAATAATGCTGTCATGAATGCTCTTTGCGTAAAGGTTTTGACCAAATACTAAACTGTCAGTCGTGTAACCAATATCTGAATTATTGCCGACGTTTAGTATAGAATCAGCAACAGTATCATAAAATTTTGTTCGCTCTGCATTGCCAAAAGTTCTGGCTATTTGTCTGGTACCGTTTACGGCTGAACAGTCTATAAGACCCATAGTACTATCTGATGCAAAGAAACCGCTTGTGTTTCTAGCAATAACAGTAGAATCTGCACCCGACATCGCAAAATTTTTGCCATGTGCGAACAACTTACTATCGTTGCCGGTTTCATCAACTACTAACGGCGTAAGCGGATAAGATGTATACCACTCGCTGTGAGCCGGTCCAGAACCGCCACTAAGTTCATCAATAGCCTTAGCAAGCTCAATGTCTCTAGCATCTAACTGCTGAATAGTCTTTTCCTGCAGCCACTGACCATCAGCTATAGTGATTCTATTCCAAGGCTGCACTTTCATTGCAGAAATAGTGTCTACTACACTCATTTTTTCTCCTTATCTCCACCCGTCAAATGGATCGAGTGACTTATCTTTACCTTTCTTCTTAAACAAAACATGTTCCTGTGTCTTGAGATAGTCATTGACAGCAAGCACATCGCCTTTCGCTTCAACCTTACTGGTCTTGAGCTCAGCATGATCTGATTTCGGCGGTCCCATGTGCTCATACTTGCCATCGTCTGTCTTATGGTCAATATTGAACGTTTCAGCAAGGCTGACGTAGCTGTTCAAATGCTCCATCTTATCGTCATTGACTTCTGTATGGTCTACGCTTTCATGAGCGTTTCTCCATACTCTCAGCTGGAACGTAAACGTAATAGGAGCCGACAAGAACGAAGTGCCTTCAGCAAATTCCTTTACGTTCAAGATCTCATAGTATAAGTCGCACCAAGGAAAGTACATCACATCACCTATCTTCGGATAGTACTCCGGCCACGCCTGTTCATGAGTGACGTAGTCATAGGTAGATGCTTCTCTAAAATGTTCTATCGTAGCCTGCAAGGTAACGATTTCGGTATAAAGCATACCCTGCAGCTGGTACTGTCTCTGTAGCTGCGGTACGTTTTCGGCATAGACTTTCAATCTAAAGCGTCTCTCGAAGTTTTCAAGAGCGTCTTCGCCATAGAGCTTGTCTTTCTTGGTGCTTATCTTCTTGATGAAGTACTGCACCTCAAAGCCGAACTGATTAAACGCTTCTGAAGTAAGTTCGCTAATCAACGCTGCCTCTGCTTTGTAACAGTCGTTATTCAAAGCATCAAATGGGCGCGGCGCATTCCAGTCAGTTGTCGGTGGACAGCTGTTTCCGAATGTCTTTGCGAACTCTTCAGCAAAATTGGTCATTATAGCAAACCTGTAATCTCGTCTCTTGCTTGATTGAAGTTTTCATACTTAACGGCCTGTCCGCCAGCCATGATAAACGCCTCAATGTTCTTACCAAAGTCATCAACAAGAATTGAAGACCTGGAAGCGTACTTACCTTTATCAGATCCTTTCTTTACGAAGTAACGATTCTGCTTTGAAATGAATGGAGTCTTTTCGTCAAGCCACATCTGCTTCCCTTTGACGCCTTCTTCTCTACCAACAGATGAAAGGATGCAAAGATCAATCTTACTCTCAGTACAGAGCTTTCTTAGCCAGTTGATAAACTGCTGTCCATCTTTTGTCCATTCAAGTTCAGCCCAGAATGCGGATCCGAGCTTATTGATTTTCTTCCAGTCTACCACCTTTCCGTCAATGGCGTCTGCTTTCTGAGCGCCTTTAACGAAATCAGTAAGAACGCCGTCCATGTCGCAGTAGATAGTCTTAATATCCATGTAAATCTCCTCTAGTTTATTTATTCAAGACAAAAAATGCGGGCAGTTTGCCCGCAAGGTTAGGTGGATCCTTTCCAATCCAATTACTTTGTGTACTTTTCCTTAGTGTTTGAAATGAAGATACCAGCATTACGAAGAATTTCAATGATCTTCAAGTTGTAGTTTTCTGCAATCGTATCACGAATAGCAGTTTCATAATTGATACGGTTGTCGTCGCCGTCAAACATATCAGGCGAAACATATTCCTTAAGGGCAAAAGCAACAAGAGCATCGCCAAGTTCCTTGCCAAGGGAAGCAAGATTGGCCTTCATAGTGCCATTTCCTGAGAAGTACTTCTTGAAGCATGAACCTGATTGCTGAAGCGCAGCAGCCTGGGTGTTTGCCTGAGCAGCCTGTTGCTGAGCATTTGCTTGCTGAACTGCAACTCCCTCTGGGTCAAGTGGTTCATCTACATATCCGTCTTCTTTAAGGTACTCATTGTGGTACCAGTTGCTGAATCCAGCTTTCATATTTTTTGCGTCCATTTCAAAATCTCCTTTTTCTATTTATACTTAAAATTGGCTCTCATCGTACATTGCGATTTCCATACAGACATCAGCAAGATCTTCTTCGCTGCTAATGTTGTTGTTAAACTGGCTAACAACGTACTTCCAGATCATACGGTATTTGCCTTCTTGGTCAGCAGAACGATATTCGTTGGTACGACGATAAGTCTTGAGTCCTTCGTCTTTCATGAGTTCATCTTTACAAAGCTTCTTAGCTTCATTAAGTTCCTTTTCATGGAAGAAGTTCATAAAGTCTTGCTGGATTTCAGAAGCACTAAACTTTTCTACAATAGCATTATTATATGCACTTTCGTTGAATGAAGCAGCAGCTGCAAGTATTTTTCCAAATGCTTTAGTTACGGTCTCTTCATCTATTCTAAGCTTACATGCCATGTATTCGGTTAGTGACTCACAAGTGACATCAATGTCGTACTTGTCAGTAAGACCGAAAAAACTTTCTATCAAATTCTCAAGCTTATCTCTAGAAATATTGACACTTTTCTTCATTGTTATCTCCTAGAATTTGTTTTATTTATTTGCTGACTTCCACAATGCTAGTTTTGCTTGCAAAAGGAGCGTCCTTCACAATTTCTGTACCAAGGTCAACGTCTTTATGTCCAAATTCGTAATCACCGCCTGCTTCACCGAATCCTTCCATATCTTTATAGATCATCAAGTTGAATCCGCTAGTGCCTTCTTCGCCCTTAGCAAGCGGGTAAATCTCGCTATCAAACTTGCAGCCAGAATACCACGGGTGGTTCTTCATCAAGTCGTTTACCACCTTCTTTCTAACATTTCTATCCTGCAACTGCCCATAAGTGTCATTAGGATCGTTATAGACAGCGCTTGTTACAACAAGCAGCTTAGAACCACGAGGATAGTTAGTGATGTAGTCTTGTCTATCATACTGATAGTTAGCGACATAAGCATTTGCAGAAGGCACGAACACAGGCACAGTGCTTTCTGGTCTTACCTTGTAAGCATAATCAATCTTCGTTCCGAATACTTCAGAGAAGTTATGACGGTCAGTCAATGAGCCATTAAAGTTGCCACGAAGATCATGCTGCCAGCATTCTTTTTTATCGCCAACATCAGCTGTAAGCTTAGTGATGATTTGGTCAATGATGGCGCCTTGCTTAATTGGCTTATAGAGCCAAGCATCAACAGTGAAAGTCATGTTACAATGAAATTCACGCTTGTTGGATTCGTCAAAATCTACGGGATAGTCGTACGAGATACTGTCAAGAGTGACTTTTAAAGTACGACGAATAGGTGCGAACCAGAATTCTTTAACTACCAAATGATAGTCTGGCTCGAAGAGTCTTGTCAACTGTTCATTAAGCTGGTCAAGATCGTCTTGGTATTCAGCCTTGATGTTGACTTCATAATTCAACTTGTAAGGAATTGGCTGAATGTCTGACCAGAACTTATTTTGCATTACATAGTCAATTCCGTGCTGTTCAAAGAACTCACTGTAAAAGGTTCTTCGTTCATAACGGCCGACTGAACGAGAAGAGTCCCAAGACATACCCGTTCTGCGGTAAGTAATGTTTGGAAGCGGGATGTAGTACTTCTTGCCAGACTCTTTCTCAATTCTAAAATCAAACGCCTTTGCTCGAGGACCAATCTTAATAGGAACTTCTATCTGCTTGACTGGTTCTCCTTCAGGCGAAGTATGAAATACGCTTATGCCATGAAGCATAAGTCCAAAAGCAATGTCAACAGAACGAAGCGTATCGGCAAAGAAGTAGTTAGCAGACCAGCCTCCGTAAGGAGCGCCGTCTACTACGCCTTTCTTCCAGCCATGTACGCTAGGATCATATCCATTTTGGGTCCAATTACTCATGTAGTATTTATACCGCGCTGAGGGGAAAGAAAAATGCATCTTTAACATGTTGAATTTTTAAATGAAATGTATATAAATATAATAGATTATTGGAAAGTAGCAGTTTTCAATAATAGGTTAAAGTTTAAAAAGCTAGCAATAGCTCTATCCTATTAGTGCTGCTACCACTAATAGGATTTTTTGTATGATAGTAACAAAAGGCATTGACGTTAGACTATATCCTAATAAAGGACAAGCAAACTTCATCAATAAGATGGTTGGCGCTGTTCGTGTAGTCTATAATGCTTCACTATATCGTCGTCAAAAGTACTATGAAGAAACTAAGACAACCTTGAAAATGAAACCAACTGATTTGTATGACGAGTTTCCTTGGATGAAAGAATTAGATAGTCAAGGTTTATGTAATGCATTCATGGATCTAAACAGTGCATATCAGAAATGGTTTGGCTCACTTAAAGGAAAAAATAAAGGCAAATTTAAAGCACCAAGATTTAAGAAAAAGTCACATGCTGGCTCATACAGAAATGCAATGTGCTATAAAGAAATAACCAAACTATTTCAAGGAAACAAGATATATCTTCCTAAACTTAAATTGGTTTCATTTAAAAGTCACGTAGATCTTTCACGAATTAGAAAGATCTATAATGTTACTATCAAGAAAACGAATACGAATAAGTATTTTTGTTCTATATGTTGTGATTATGAAGTTCCAGAATATAAACAGACTGGAAATTGCATAGGATTAGATCTTGGAATAAAGGATCTCATCATAACAAGTGACGGGCAAAAATTTGAAAACAAAAAGTTTTTAAAGAAATCAGAAAAACGCATAAAACACTTGCAAAAAGAATTTAGTAAGAAAAAGAAAGGTAGCAAGAATCAAGAAAAAGCTAGACTGAAACTTGCTATCGCTCATGAAAAACTGAGCAATAAAAGAAAAGTTTACCTTCATCAACTAACAACTGCACTTGTTAAAGAAAATTCAGTTATTTGCATTGAAGACTTGAATGTCAAAGGCATGATGAAAAATCATAAACTGGCTAAGTCAATAGCTGACTGTTCGTTTTCTATGATAAGAAACATGCTGAACTATAAATGCAAATGGTATGGCAGACAGTTAGTTGTCATAGACAGATGGTCACCGACAAGTAAAACTTGTTCAGAATGTGGGCATATCATGCAAGGCTGGAACTTAGGTATTAGAGAATGGGATTGCCCTAACTGTCATACACATCATGACCGAGACATCAATGCAGCTAAAAACATATTAAGCGAAGGTATGAAAATTTTAGATAGGGCGGAGACCGCCCGAATTGAAGCTTGCGGAGAACAGAATTCCGTTTCAGAAATGAAATGCAGCTGTTCAGCGAAGCAAGAAACAAACCGATTTTTAGTCGGTTTGTAGTGCATTACACGAGAAAAAGGACGCTTTTATGCAGCGTCCTCTTGAATCTTCAACTTTCTGTCCCTGAAGTAAGGCTTTAACTTATCGAGTTCTCTTACAACGACAAGGTCAATATGCGCAATGTCATACTCAAGTTCTTCAAGGCGTTTCTGAAGGTCAACTATGACTTTCTCTGTCTCGCCTTGGTCAACTTTCTTCAAAGATATGACCTTCATTGAACAGATATACTCTGCGGCCTCTAACGCCCGTGGAGAGCCTTTCAAGCCTGCTAAATTTTCAGCCAGATATTTTACTGGCTCTTCAGTTTCAAGGGCTATAACGATGGTTTTGAGGTTTTTAGAGGCCAATAAGCGCCATTCAGCCTTCTGCTTCTTATCAGCGACCAAATTTTTCTCAACAGTACACATTTTCGTTTCTTCGCCCTTTCGCCACTCAATCCATTGCTTCATCAAGTTGAACGGCGAGTCTGAAATGACTTCTGTATCAATGTCCTTCTCAGGATCGTCTGATTTAGTTCTCTTGATTGTGTAGTAACGATATGCAACACTACAAATGAGCTTCTTGTGTACATGTTCTTCAAAGACTTCCTTTGACTTGACCATTACTTCCAACTTGCAAGGCTCTGACTTTGTTGAAGAGTCATTGACATACAAGATAGTGTCTTTCTTTTCCTTCATTAACTGAATCATATCGTCAATGAAAGTAGACGGCTGGAAGCCAGGACAGTATCCTGTGATAGTCACAAGAAATGCCTTCTTTTCCGGCTTAATCGTGTACTCGCATTCATACTTGACCTTTCCAATGCCTGTCTTGTAAAGCGGGACAAGTTCTTCAGGTGCAGACAAGATCTTTCCACCGTACTTATAGTCAGGACCTTTGATTGATTTCATAATGTCCTTGACAGTCGCCTTGTCGCCTTTCTTTACAATGACTTTCATTGCGTCAACGACTTCTTTCAAGTTATGCGCAGGAATAGCGCAAGACAAGCCTACCGCAATGCCGTCACATGCATTTACAAAGAAGTAAGGGAAACGAGTCGAGATGACGACAGGCTCCTTAAATTCACCAGTATAGTTCGGAACCTCTTCCGTGACATCATCGCATTCAAGCATCTTCATGCCAAGTTGAGAAATCTTGGCTTCCGTATATCTTGGTGCAGCAGCGCCGTCGGTTAAAGATCCGAAGTTTCCTTCACCATGAATTGCAGGATATTCTGCATTCGCCATCGTCACCATTGACGAATAGATAGACACATCACCGTGCGGGTGATAGCGTCCCATTGTGTCGCCGACAATTCTTGCAGACTTTACTGTTCTGTTATTCCAGTAAGCATGCAAGTCTGCAGCGGCTTTCATAATGCGTCTTTGTGATGGCTTAAATCCGTCTCGGAAGTCAGCGATAGCACGGTCTGAAATTACTTCCGTACCATAATCACACATGTTCTTTGCAAGCAAGTCAGTCGCTTTGGTTCCGTTTCCTGACTTATCATTTTCATCATACTCGAAAAAATCTGTAATACCCATTAGATACTCCACTTCATTTGTTGCTTTTTCATTTCTCTTAACCTAGCAACGCGGTCAATCAATGTTGGCATCTTAAGAATGACTTTGATGTTATTTTCCATGATCTTTTCTGCTTCTGCTTCCGAGATAAATTCTACATGATGAACTTTTCGCGGAATTGTACTAAGAAAAGAAAAGCAGTTATCAATAGTTACTTCCTGCTGAAGAATTTCAGAATAGTCAAAAAGCAGCTTTGTTCTTGCTTCATAGACTCGGACAGGAAATTTAGTGTTTGCTTTGAAGACAAAGATACGAAGAGGTTTTTTTCTCCAGAAATCTCCGGCTTCAAATTCAACGTTATCTTTGATGAAGGCTGAATAGCGCTTCATGATATTTTTGAGAAAGTTTTCGGTATTCATAATACAAAAATAACAAAAAGCGCATTTAATGTCAACCCTCTAGCCGCACAATTTTCACAACATTTATTCCAACGTGATGTATGTTCTTGTGTCTGCTTTCATAAAATGCCGCAATTTCCTCATCTCGCATACCATCAGGGACATATACTTCTTTTGATACATCGGGATATTTCTGCGTAGATAGGCAATCACGCGGTATGTATTCTATTGAGACTTTCATTTCTTAGGCTCCTCAATGATTGATGTTTCATCAACTCCAAACTGGCGAATCTTTTCCCTAGTAGTGTCATCGTTCGGGTAGACGTAGAATCCTTCACTGTCTTTATGAACAGTCGAGATGAAAGATTCGTACCAACGCGGACCCGGCTTATAGTTAGTTACTTCGGTAAGAGCAAGCGAGATCTCAATGTCAAAGTAAGGAACTGCGTGGACCCAGCAGTGCTTGATGCGCATGCCTTCCTTCCATACAATGTTTTTGATGCAAGGTGTCCGATTAAATTCTACCCACTGTGATTCCTCATTAGTGTTGTTTGAGGCAGGAACAGCCATGATCTTTTCTTCTTTCTTGAAAGGCAACTTTTCAGGATGAGATTCATAGAACGATTCTGCAACTTCCCCAAAGAGTTCGCTTTGGCATTGAGAAGCATAACGTAAGATAGTTTCTGCTTCTTGGTCAGAAATCGGACGAGCAGTTCTTAACATGCTCTGAAAATCACGCTTTGTCAATTCCTCATCTTCATTTGAACCGACGTAAGCAGTGTAAACATAATCACCGTCCATATCGTCAATGAGCTGAGTGATTGCTTGCAATTCTTCTTCGTCAAGAATAGTGAACTGATTGATGTCCATTTCATCAGCCCAGTTAAAAGATGTATCAATAATGTATTTCTGTGACATATTAAACCTCTGTAATGTCAAGTTCAAAACCGCCGGCTTCGCCATCACTTTCAGGATCCCAATCGCCGTTGTACATCAAGTCGTAGTTTATGCTTTTCTTATTCTTGATGCACTCCTTAATGTAGTCAATGAAGAACTGCTTAATCTGAAGACCGTTGAAATGCACATCCATCCAGCGCTTACCCGGAAACTTTTGTTCAAAGTCATGCTCAAATGGATAACGATAGCCTTCACAAGTGTCTTGAACCCACTGAAGCGTTTCATAGCATTTTTCAAGAGCCTTCTTTGGATCTGTTCCAGAATAGACCTTGCGATGCTCTACGTCCATATCATGCTGATAGATGTGACGAACAGTATAGACTGTCTTTTTCTTGTTTGATTTCTTTTCAAGTCTATCAATGTAATCTTCAACGAACTTCGGCAGTGTCACATTCTGCTTACGAAGTTCTGACCTAAATTCATCAGGTGTCATTTATGCCTCGCTTTTCAATCTTTCACGAAGTCGGTTGAGTCGGGAACAGAATTCTTGAATTGTCAAGACTGTCTCACCTTCCTTTCTCTTACCGATGCTGTGTGTAAATGTTGCGTCTCCGGCGGCTGCAAGAGCTGCCTTAAATTTCTGGTTTTCGTACAATGCGTCATAAGCACGGTCAAGCAGTTTCTGATACTTGACGCTGCGCCTTTCCATTGCTTCGCCCTGCCAGTAAAGCAGTTGGCGTCTCTGCCAGTTTTTGCCTTTGCCTGCTCTCTTAGCTTTAATGCCAATCAACTTACAGATTTCTTTCTGCATGTCTGGATTTGAGAATTTCAGACTTTGAAGAAATCCTTCCATTGATGCACACTGAACTCCGTCAATGACGAACTCATGTGCAGCAAAATTGCTGAGAGCGCAAGAAGGCCAGCCATTTTGGCTACTGATGTCCATTAGAAACTGTCCTTTATGTCTTCAATGATATCTTTGATGTCGTCTTTTGCGTCTTCAAAGAATTCTTTTGCATCTTCTTTGAGTTCGTCCCAGCCATCTTTGAAGTCATCAACGCCGCTGGAGAGAAATTCTTTTGCGTCATCGTACATTTCTTTAAGGAATCCCATTTTATACTCCTAATAGTTCTTTACGTGGTCCAGAATCAGATCCCATCAACTGTTCACAACGGTCAGGAAGATCTGATGTCCATTTGATTTGAATAAGTTTTCTTGATTTCGGGTCAAGACAAAGT